ATGGCGATATTGTTTTCCGTGCATCGGATGTTCCTTATTCTGACCAATTGGCTAAACGTGCCGAGAAGTTGCTTCCGCCAGCACTTCAAGAGGCCAAGGGTCAACCACAGATTCCGCCTCAAGTACAGCAACAAGTCCAAGAAATGCAAGGACAAATCCAGCAAATGAGCACTGCACTTGAAAACGCTCATGTGGAAGTTACCCAACTGGAAGAAGAGAAAAAGAAATACGATGCTGAAATGGAAATCAAGCGGATTGAAGCCAATACCAAGGCTTATTCGGCGATTACAGATCGATTGAAGGTGCTTGGCCCATTGCTGACACCTGAAGAGGTGGCAGGATTGGCAGAAGAAACCAAGCGAGAAGCCATGGAACAACCTGATCCGGGTAATGCACCTTCAGAATCGATGGGCATTCCAGAACAAGAAATGCAAGAACAGAATGAGGCACCGATTCAGCCTCCTGTTATGAATCCACCACCCACGGAGCCACCACCACAATCGGCTCCACCACCAATTGAGGCTCAATGATGGCTATCCTAACTACAATCATCAAGTCGAATGTGTTTGACGAATATGGCCGACTGCTTCCTGTCGGTTCTGCCTATACCCCTTACAACGACGATTATGCAAAGTCACTCGTCCAAACCCTAAAGGCACTCGATACCAATGGGGTATTGGGCTATCCAATCCCTACCATGGCGAATGTCTCAATGCCGTGGGGAAGTCGCCCTAATCCTCTCCTGAATATTGGTTCTCAGATTCGCTTCACCGATGTAGGGGGTGGAACTGGAAATGTGTCTGGCGGTTCGGTATTTGTTGCAAATGCTTTCCGCTGGAAGCCATTGAATGCAAGTATCGTGCTAGATTCAGTCGATACAGCCAATTCGGCGATTGCCAACACCACTGAGCAGAATCTAAATCCTAACCATGTGGTTATTCCCGCTGGTGTAGTTGGGAACTTTGATCGTCTGCGTTTATGGGTATCTCTTTCAAAGAATGGATCGGTTGATACTTCTTTGATCCAGATCAAATATGGCCCATTGGGTACGACTGCTGATCCAGTTCTCGCAACGATTACTACTCTCGCGACCACCAATCAGTCCTTGGGTTGCTTGCTTGAGTTCAAGCGTTTGTCTGCAACTACCATGCAAAAGCAAGGTAATGCATCGACGGATGTGAGCTATAACGGCTCAAGTGGAGGTGCTTATCCCGGTGCGGTCACAGTGGCTAACATGGATACGAATCCCATGTATCTATCTATCACTTCAACCATGACGACGGGTGCTGAAATCTGCACTTTGCAAGATTACACTCTTGAATTGTACGCAACGGATTCCCAATAATGAAAAAGCTCATTCTCCCACTATTGCTATTGCCGAGTGTGGCAATCAGCGCTCCTTGGGACTTGAATGGTCAGCAATATGACCAGTTCGGAACCAGTATGATTAACCGTCTAATGCCACTTCCTGCGAATGGTGCAAGCGGTATCTACATTTACAACAGTTCGCTCAATCTTCCTAAACTAGCAACAGTTGACTCTACGCTCAACATTTCGAGTGGAAGTGTCATTTCTGTATCGGCGAGTGCCCTTCCTGTGAATGCAGACTGGAATTCAGTCTCAGGTCTCTCACAGATTCTTAACAAGCCCACCATTCCTGCCTCCCAAGTCAATAGCGACTGGAATTCCGTGAGTGGGGTTTCTCAGGTATTAAATAAGCCGTCGATTGTGTCTGCTTTCACCAATGATGTCGGTTACATCACTTCATCGGCTCTTTCTCCTTACGCTACGACTGCCTCAGTCACAAGTGGACTTGCTACCAAATTCAACACCCCAACCGGTACGACTGCGCAATACATCCGAGGTGAAGGATCGCTAGCAACATTTCCAACAAATGTATCTACATTTACCAATGATTCTGGTTATTTGACGAGCATTAATAGTTCACAAGTCACTACTGCACTTGGATTCACCCCCTATAACTCGACGAATCCGTCTGCCTATATCAATCAGGCAGGCGCACGGACTGCTATTAGCCTGACGACGACGGGTTCGGGTGCGGCGACTTACAATAACGCTACGGGTATATTGAATGTTCCTACGCCTACGGCCACCGGTTCTGTCACCAGCGTTGGGATTAGTAGCTCTAACTTGACGGTGAGTGGTTCTCCCGTAACTTCCAGTGGAACAATCGCTGTCAGTCTCCCTAATACGGGAACAGCTTCTACTTACAGTGATGTAACTACAGATGCTCAAGGCCGCGTTATTTCTGGAACTATCCGCACCCAATCAAGTGCCACTCGATCATTTAATAGTGGATTTCAGATCAGCACTACTCGTGATTCACTAGCTTTCTATAGTGTTCAAATGACTGTCACTGCCTCAATTGCATCAGGTCAGGATGGAACTTTGTACCTTGATATTGCTTCTGATAGCGGATTTACAACAAATCTTCAAACATTATCTGCCTCTCCCTGTAGCCAAGTCTATACACTTGCGATAGCATTACAAGGCGTTCAGAAATGTCCTTTGAACGTGTCAGGTTATATTCCTGCCAATTACTATGCAAGGTTGCGAACTGTTAATACAACCGGAACGCCAACCTACACTTATTTGGCAGGACAGGAAGTTTTGTTTTAAGCAGTACGTTACCGGACGAATCCGGGCCTAGCCGAAAGGCTACCTTAGAAGGAAAGCAAAATGTCTGAAGAAATTCAGCCAAGCGCAGAAGTAACAACTGAAGTAGAAACTCCTGTAGTACAACCTGAAGCGGAACAGGATACATCCGCGCCCCCAGCCGAAGGTACGGAGCCTGAGACGGGAGAGAAGGACACTCCGGCAGAGAAAACGTTTACTCAAAAAGAGTTGGACGAAATTCTCGCAAAGAAAACAGCGAAGCTTGCACGGCAACGCGATCAGGAACGGAATAAACGTGAGCAGGTAGAACGGGAAATTGCGAAAGCATCACTCCCGCGAGATGAAGGAAAGCCAAATCCGGTGAATTACTCTGATCTAGAGCAATACACCAATGATGTGGCTAAATGGGCATTAGGACAACGGGAAAAAGAAGAGCAAGTCGTACAGCAGCATAAGTCAGCGTCTACATTTGAAGCAAAAGCACATGATATTCGTGCTGAACTTGAAGAAAGTGCAGATTTCGACGCAGTCAAGTATGACAAGCTTCCAATTTCTGAACCCATGGCACTTGCCATTGTGGACTCTGAGATTGGAGTAAAGCTAGCCCAGCATCTTTATGAACATCCTTCAGAAGCAGAGCGTATTTCGGCCTTACCGCCAGCACGACAAGCAGCAGAAATTGGCAAGTTGGAAGAAAAACTTTCAACTGCCGCAAAAACCAGTAAGACCCCACCTCCAATTAATCCGATTGGAAAGGGTCAAGCGGTAACGAATAGACGCCTTGAAGACTTGCCTATGAATGAATATATTGCAGCGCGCAAGAAGATGGGTAATACTCGCTACTGAAAATTTAACAGCTAACGCCGTGAGGCGCAGCGCCGGGGCAAGACCCCGGCATCGACCAAAGGACTTATCATGTCTAACACCCTGATTACCAGTTCCATCGTTGCAAAAGAAGTTCTTCCGATTCTGGAGAACATGTGCTCTTTCTCCCAAGGCGTCAATCGTGATTATGAACCTGAATTCGGTTCTAACATGGCCCGAGGTTATGAGACTGGATCGACCATCAACATTAAGCGTCCGTCGCGCTATAACTACCGTGCTGGCCGCGTAGCTGTTCCTCAAGCTTCGGTTGATACGACTGTCCCATTGGTTCTGTCTCAGGGCGGTTGCGATCTTAACTTCACGGCTTTCGAACGCACTCTCTCCATTAGCAATCCGCACATTCAAAACAAGATTGCGGCTGCGGTTGCTACGGTTGCCAATGAAATTGACCGTCAAGGCCTCCAATTGGCCCACTATGCAACTTACAACACCTTGAACCCGACGGGTGCTCTTCCGACTACTCAGTTCGGTGCAGTCCAAGCCATTACCGATAGCAATCGTCGTCTTGACGAAATGGCCGCTCCGCGTGATGATGCTCGCCGTTTCATTCTCGGCCCCGGTCTGAATGGTGCGTTGATTGGTGGTTTTTCTGGCATGTTCAATTCTTCGCAAATGCTGGATAAGCAATACAAGAATGGCGTCATGCAGAATGCCTTTGGTATCTCGCCTGATCTTGATCAGAATGTCGATATCCACACCAATGGTGCTGCAACTGCTACTAATATCAACGGTGCAGGTCAAACGGGTTCGTCCGTGACCGTGGTTGCTGTGGCAGGCGGTACGCTGACTCGCGGTACGACCATTACTCTTCCGGGTGTGTTTGCTGTTAATCCGCAAACTCGTAACTCGACGGGTGTACTGGCTAACTTCGTGGTCACTGCTGACGTTGCCGCTGGAGCGACTTCGATTCCGATCAGCCCAGCTATCGTTACCTCTGGCCCTTATCAGAACGTCAGCGCCTCTCCGACCACCGGTCAACCATATGTGATCATCGGTGCTGCTTCGACCTCCTACAACTGCAACGTTGCCTTTCATCGTGATGCATTCACGCTTGCCATGGTTCCAATGTGGGTTCCTGAAGGTCTCGGCGTCAAGGTCTCGCAACAAACGCACAACGGCTTCACGGTAAAGGTCACTGATATCTATGACGGTGTCAATGACAATGCAATCATGCGTCTGGATGTGCTGTTTGGGTGGGCCGCCACTTATCCGGAACTTTCGGTTAAGTACCTGTCAGTATAAGCAAAGTATGTTACCTAGTGCAACCTTCGTGGATAAGCCTTTTTGCTCGCATAAAGGCCTCTGCGGCTTCTTCAACGGTGTCATATGTTCCGATGCGGATGTTAGCTAAAAATTTTCCTTTTGGATTTCTGGTAACTCCGTACGGTAAATCATTTTCCTTACGTCTAATAGCATAACGATTCTGCATATTTACCGACATAGAAACATCGCGAAGATTTGAAATTTTGTTATTGAGTTTGTCGCCGTCAATATGGTCAATTTGCCCACTGGGCCATACACCATATGTAATAAACCATGCAAGCCGATGGAGTTTTATCTGCTCTTTGTCTATTGTTGCTTTTTTATAACCATGCTGAATAGTTCCTACATCAGCACCTTCTTTGACTTTTCCTTGGCTTACTTTCCAAGTGAAATTACCAGAGGATGGGTTATATGAAAGCAAATGGTTAGCACGCTCGGTAGTAAGTTTTGGAATTTTCATTAGGTAATGTCCTTGTATGTACAAAATATATTGTAGCACTTTTTAAAGGAAAGTATCATGACTGTAATTCTTAATCGATCTTATCAAGGTTATCCGGCTGGTCAAGTTGTTGAACTCTCGACCGATGCGGAAAATGCTCTGATCGCCCAAGGTCTTGCTGCTACTGCTGCATCTACCGCAATTACCACAGGGAATGCCACTGCAAATGCCTTCACTGGTACAGCTGCTATTCCGGCAGGTTCGTCGTCTGTGGTGATTACCAATAGCTTCGTGGATACCAACAGTAAGGTTTTTGCCGTAGTGGCCCAAGCGACTGCTGACGGTACTTTGCTCCGTGTAGAACGTATCGTTTGTGCTGCCGGTTCTTTCACGATCTATGGTACAGCCAACGCAACCGCGACGACTTATGTAGATTGGGTTGTGATCAATCCGCAAGGTATGGTTATCCGCAACTAAGTAGTTACCCCGCTCTGTCATGGAGCGGGGCTTAAGGTAAGCCATGACGACTGCCATTGATATTATCAAGCGTTCTCTTCGTTCAATTAATGTCATTGGACGAATGGAAGCTCCTACTGCTGAAATGGCAGCCGATGCGCTTGATACATTGAATGATATGTTGGGGACATGGAGCAATGAAACGCTCCTTGTTTTCCAGAATACGCTCGTTAACTTTCCACTAGTTCCGGGTCAAAACAATTACACGATTGGTACGGGAGGAAATTTCAATATTCCTCGGCCAACTTCAATAGAAAGTGGGTATATCCACTGGAATAATGTTGATTATCCGCTTTCAATGATAAATACTGATCAATATGATGGTATTCCAGTAAAAAGTAGTCCAAATCAAATCCCCTATGCGATGTTGATTTATCCAGACTTCCCACTGACTACCATCAAATTGTTTCCGACGCCAAATGATTCGACTGCGCAGCTTTTTCTAGAAATAAAGAACCCATTTACTGAATTTGTTAATCTCACGGATACAGTGGATATGCCACCGGGTTATGTAAATGCGCTGTATAGGAATTTATCTATGGAATTGGCCCCTGAATACGGAGTACAACTTAATCCTTCGATAAGTTTGATGGCGTCTAATTCTAAAAAGTGGTTGAAACGGACGAATTACGAGACATTAATCATGGAATTGCCTGAAGAACTACCGACAGGTCGTGGGGCTTGGGATCAAAATGGGAACTATGTATGAATAATTTTCAGGTATTGGCTACGGGTGTTGATGTATTACCGCTTTTGCTTGCAATTAAACGCCGACCTGAATTGTGGAAAGAAGATACTTACTTGAGGGATTATCCCCAAGGCCCATTTGGTGAGATTGAATCGATCATGCTTCGGTTTCCACCAAGAAGTGTGTATGAAACAGAAGAGGAATTAAAGAAAGCTCAAGTCACGATTGATCAGCATGAAAATGTCGATCAACCTGCTTACAAGATTCTTCATGAAGCTCGACCATTAGTAATGGATTTGATGCATCGTGTGGGAGGAGAAAGGCTTGGGCGCGTGATGATCAATAAAATTGCACCGGGTGGAAAGATTTACCCGCATGCAGACACTAAAGATCATTGCGAGTATTACACTCGATTTCACCTTGTACTATGGGGAAAACCGGGTGCTGTGATTCGGTGTGATAAAGAACAAATGGATATGAAAACTGGAGATTGTTTTTGGTTTAACAATGCACTTGAACACGAAGTTATCAATAACTCGGGTGAAGAACGTATTTCGATGGTGATCGACATAAGGACTTCTCGATGATTACTTGCCATGTAGAGAGCTTTGAGGAACGTCTGGAAGAGCTTAAGACGCTTTTGCCTGCTCACTATAAGGAATTGGCACTTAATCAAGACAAAGTCCCGCTATCGCCTCAATATCACGTTTATATTGAAAGAGAGCATCAAGGTAGTTTGTTGTTTGTCACACTGAGGGATTCCGGGGAAATGGTGGGTTATCTGATTGGATTCATCGCTCCCGGACTTCATTATCAAACCTGTCTTACATGTATCACGGATATTTTTTATGTCCGACAAGATAAACGTGGTAGCCGCGCTGGTGTGAAATTGCTCAAGTTTGTTGAAGAAGAATTGAAGCGACGTGGCGTTCAGCGTTGGTTTATTGGATCAAAGAAACACAAGGATGCATCTCCATTATTTGAATACATGGGGATGAAAGAAGTAGAAACGACTCATAGCAAATGGATTGGGGATTAACATGGTCGCTGCTGCTGTTGTCGGCTCAGCCGTCGTCGGAGGTGTAGTTTCATCTAATGCAGCCAGTAGTGCAGCAGATGCGCAAACGCAAGCTGCTAATCAAGCTGATGCTACCCAACGCTATATGTATGATCAAACGCGAGCAGACAATGCTCCGTTTCTTCAAACAGGAACTGCGGCCAATAGCAAGCTTGCGTATCTTCTTGGGATCGGTGGTTCACCTACAGGATCATATTCATCTTCCTCTACCTTAACTCCTAATGATCTTGTAGATACAAGTTCAGGAGACTGGAAGCCTAATGCTCAACTATATGCGACTGATCCAGCATATAAGTCAGCATGGGATAGTTTTATCGCTGGTCATATTGCTCAATTTGGTGATATGCCAAATTCTGCAAAAGGTTCTGATCTTGCCAAAACTATCTCTGCATTAAGTCAATCTGTTGATCTTAATTCCTACAATCAACAACAACAGAATCAAGTTTCCAATGATCCGAATTATGGATCATTGCTTAAATCATTCTCTGCCCAAGACTTGGCGAATGATCCTATCTATCAAAGTACCTATCAAAATGCGCTCGATACAGGAACCAAAGCTGCTAATCAACAAGCAAGTGCAACTGGTAGCTTGTTGTCTGGAAACACACTGAAAGCGCTCACAAGGTTTGGTGCAAATACCGCAGCAACCTATGGTAATGATGCCTATAACCGTTACAATACCAATCAAACTAATACATATAACCGATTGGCTGGAGTAAGTGGTACAGGTCAAACGGCTGCTGCCCAAGTAGGCGCTTCTGGACAAAACACCGCTAATGCGATCAGTAATAACCAAACGGCACTCGGAAATGCACGGGGTGCCTCGGCGATTGCGCAAGGAAATGCATTCAACAATGCACTGAGTACGGGGGTTAATGCTTACCAGAATCAGTCATATTTGAATTCTCTGAATAGTGGATATCAACAAGCTCCTGCACCTGTGACTAACTTGGATACTTATAGCTAATCATGCCTATCGACGCTTCCATTTATAGTCAAATCCGCCAACCGGATATTGAACAGCCAACGAATGCTTTGGCGAATATCACTCAACTGCAAAATGCTCAAACTCAAAATAAGCTGGGCAATCTTCAATTGCAGAATGCCACGGATGCTCTGACAGCACAAAACGCTCTCTCGGCTGCTTATCAGGCTGCTTATGATCCGACTACTGGACAGGTTGATAGCAAGAAATTGATGAGCACCTTGGCAACTTCCGGCCAAGGCTCACAACTACCTACCGTTCAGAAAACTTTGCTTGATCAAGCAAAGGCTCAACGAGAAGCCGACAAAGCAAAACTTGAAGGCGTTAAACAACACATAGAACTCCAAGGACAGCTTCTTGGTGGTGTAACTGATCAGACCTCTTGGGATAACGCACTTCGTGTTGCTCAACAAAATGGAATTGATACCAGTCAATTTCCTACGACTTACAATCCTCAGGTCGTTAATCAACTTCGTTTGCGCGCTTTAAGTGCGAAAGATCAAGTTGATAATGAATGGAAGTCAAAAGGCTACGATCTTGATGTCAAAAAGTTTGATTATCAAAGACAAAATGACGCGGCTAATCGTGCAGTTACTATTCGTGGTCAAGATAAACCTCAATACGATCCGACTACGGGTGCATTGATTGATATACGGACTGGAACTGCTAAGCCTGTTATTGGGCCGGATGGTCAACCTATTTCCGTTGGCGGAAAGGCTTTGACTGAAGATCAAGCCAAGGCCGCAGCATGGTTGGCTCAATCTGAAAACGCCTTTAAGAATATGCAGTCTGCTGTCAAACAATCTAAGAGTGCGTCTACACCGGGATTGGGTGATGCTGTGAGTTCTTTACCGTTGATGGATGCGGTTGGTAATTACATTACGCCAGAAGCTCGCCAAAAATATAAACAAGCTTCTAGTTCTCTCTCAGAAGCACTTCTTCGTGCTGCTACTGGTGCAGGGGTTAATGAAAGCGAAGCACGCCAAAAAATTGCCGAAATTACTCCACAATTTGGCGATTCAGATGCGGTTATCAAGCAAAAGATGGATTCAATTCCAGTCTATATTGAATCTCTCCGAGGTCGAGCTTCACCCAAGGGGGCTGCTAATGCTGAAAAGGCAGTCTCTAAAGCTGGTTCTCAAGATGCTTCCTCAAATATTGATGCATTGTTGAATAAATACAAATAATCATGGCTGATATTAATCAACTTCAGGATGCGCTTATCAAAGCTGATGCAGCTGGTAATACCGACGATGCACGCGCTTTGGCGGATGAGATTCGCCGCCTGCGAAACATGAGTCCTACAGTCGAATCTCCAACGACTGAACCTTCTTTGTTGGATAGGATTAAACAGACCAATCGTGATATTGGTGGTGGATTTCTTAGAGGAGCAGCATCGATTGGATCGACGATCCTGCTGCCTGCTGACATGATCAATCAAAAGTTACGCGGAGAAGATTTCTTTTCTTTGAAAGATAATCTTCAACGTCGTGCTGATGTTGATCGTGGTCTTCAATTGATGGGATCGAATCCAGAATCTGGTGCTTATAAAAACGCGAAAGTTGATACAGAAATTTTAGGTACTTTGGGAGTGGGGCCAGCTATTGCAGCAGCTTCTAGAGCTATCCCTATAATTAGTGCATTAGCCGAATCTGCTCCAGTCATTCAACGAGGAATCAATGCTATTGAATCGGGTGGCATGAATATTGGTTCAGGTGGCTCAAATATTTGGAATGCACTGACTCGTTCAGCGGGCGGCGCGATTACTGGCGGTGCTTCTACAGGTCTAATTGAGCCTGATCAAGCTAAATCTGGCGCTATTATCGGGTCTATTCTTCCTTTAGCCCTTAAGAGTGCTGGTGTGGTGGGTAATAGTGTAGGCTCTACTGTAGGAAATAAACCACTCGATCCTAATTTGCTAGCTGCTGCTAAAAGAGCTAGTGATCTTGGGTATGTCATCCCTCCCACTCAAGTCAATCCAACGATTAAAAATAGATTGTTGGAAGGCTTTGCCGGAAAGATTAGTACTGCACAGAATGCAAGTGCTAAAAATTCGGATGTAACAAATGCTTTGGCTGCGGCGTCGATTGGGCTTCCTACCGATACCAAGATCAATCCAGAAACGCTTGATGCTGTTAGAAAAGAAGCTGGAAAAGCATATGAGGCTGTTTCTAAATTACCAATTCAGACGGCCCAGAAGGCAGATACGTTGCTTAACAAACCAGCAATTGAAGAGATAAATCCTAAAGAAATGGTATTTGATCTTCGAAATGCTCGAAATGACGCAACGGCTTGGTATAACTCTTACGCGAGAACTGCTGATCCTGATTCCTTAGCGAAAGCCCAAGCTGCAAAATCGTCTGCTGAGAAGATTCAAAAGAGTCTGGAAGATTACGCGAAAAGTGTTGGACGTGACGATCTTATTCCAGCAATGGTAGATGCACGTCAATTGATTGCTAAGACTTATTCAATTGAGAAGGCATTTAATCCAACGACTGGGACAGTCGATGCTAGGAAACTCGGAGCAATGCTAGAAAAGGGTAAACCTCTCAGTGGTGGTTTGAAGGATGCTGCTGAATTTGCAAACCGTTTTCCTAAGGCTGCTCAAACGCCTGAAAAAATGGGAAGTCTCCCGCAAGTCAGTCCTTTAGATTACATGGGTGCTGGAACTCTTTCAGGCGTTATGGGGAATCCGCTTGCAATGGCAGGCGTCCTTGCTCGGCCCGCAGCAAGAGCGGCAATTCTCTCTCGTCCAGTGCAGCGTGGATTAACGAAACAGAATCCCAATAGGCTAACTGAAATCCTTGCTGATCCTGAGCTTCAAAAGCTATTTGTACGAAGCTCAACTGCTACTAGCGCCCAGTGAAACCTTTCCACATATTGTAGAAGAACGCGATCAGTACAAGAATAATCAATTTCCAGATCAAGAAATCAATATAGGTCATTTTATAAAAATACCATGTCAATTATTACCTTATTTGGGCTTGGACAGACTGGTAAATCTTTAGCAGTCACAGCCCAATCTCACCTTAATCTTTATTGTGAAGTCAATCCACAAGGTGATAAAGGTACCACAACATTCTACGGAACCCCGGGGCTTATTCTATTCGAAAGTTTCGGTGAAACGCCAATTCGCGGAATTTTAGGCATAGGTGATCTTATTTATGTAGTCCATCGTGGGACTTTATGGAAGCTTGATAATTCCGGTGTAAAGACCATGTTGGGGACGCTTTTGACCTCAAGTGGGCGCGTTTCCATGACTTATAATGGAGTTCAACTCGCGATCACAGATGGAACTGGATATTACGTTTATGTCCTGACACAAACTCCACAACCTATTCAAAGCATCACTAATGTAGGTACGACGGCGACATTAAATACGACTTCACCTCATCTCAGATATACAGGTGAAACAGTCACTATTTCTGGAGCAACGCCTGCGGCTTATAACGGAACCTTCCAAATCACTGTTGTTGATGCGGATACTTTCACCTATACGATGCTGAGCAATCCGGGCGGAAACGCAACGGTAGTAGGTTCGTATACTGTTACTTCGTCTTTTATCACGGTGACAAGCAATCTCATTGGAACTCCCATTGATATAACTTTTGGTGATGGATATGGGATTTTGGCTTATGCAAATGGTCAATTCCAGAAAACAAGTGCTTACGACTTTACTACGCTTGATGCTCTCGATTTTGCCACGGCAGAATCAAATCCAGACGGTCTTGTAAGAGATTTGTATGATCATGGTGAGCTTATTCTTTTTGGAACGAATACGGTTGAATTCTGGAGCAATACAGGGGGGCAGGATTTTCCCTACTCAAATCAACGTGGAACCACTCTTCAATATGGATTAGCGGCTAAATGGTCGCTTGTTCAATATAACGATTCAATCGCTGCACTTTTCAAGAATGCGATGGGTCAAGTTCAAGTCATGAGGATGGCTGGACACGCACTTCAAGTTATTAGCACGCCAGAAATTGACTACATCATCAATAAATATTCGACTAAATCGGATGCGACTGCCTACTGTTATATGTTGGGTGGTCATCCTATGCTTCAAATTAATTTTCCCAGTCAACAGAAATCTTGGCTTTATGATGGCTTGACTCAGATGTGGTCGCCCCTTGAATCAGGGTTGAATGGAGATAGACATCGTGGAGAGATAATTATTGATTACTTGAATAGTCCGCGTGTTACTGATTATTCAAATGGAAATATCTATACCTTGGATGCTGATACTTACACAGATAATGGTGTTCCCATTCCCCGTGAAATTGTCACAAAAACTGTTTACACGGGTCTGAACAAGAGAATTGCAGTCCATCGTTTAGGTGTTGATTGCCAAACAGGAAATGGATTGATCAATGGTCAAGGTTCGAATCCACAAATCATGCTTCAGGTCTCTAAAGACTCAGGAAGAACATGGAGCAGCGAACTTTGGGTTTCGATGGGGAAAATTGGTGAATACGTTCGAAGAGCCTATTGGACGTGTTTGGGTTCTTCTTATTTCTGGACATTCAAGTTCAGAATAACCGATCCCGTTCCTGTCGTATTGACTTTTACTGATGCAGATTCAGAGGTGAGAAATTGAACAACGCACCTATTCAAGAAAACGTCGGTAATGGGTGGACGCCTGCATGGTCTGCATTCTTCACCCAATTGGTTAGAGCAATTGGATGGGTTAATAGCTGGTCGTATAAATTCACTCTAGATTTCGGGTCAATTCCTGCAAATTCTGAATCAGCTGGAATGAATGTAACTATCTCTGGAGTTAAACAGGGAGATTCAGTTAACATCACACCTTATACAAATACTGTTGGCATTTCATACAAGGGACTTGTTACTTCTGATAACAATGTGACAATCTATGCAATAAATCATACAAGTAATCCTATAAATCCAGCATCGATGCAATATAACATCATAGTCCTACAGAATTAAAGGCCCATCATGGCAAAACTTAGTCCAGTATTCAATGATCAGACTATCGACATCAACGGAAATCCGTTGAATGGTGGGAAGATTTTTACCTATGTGGCCGGTTCATCTACAAAAGTAGCAACTTACACCGATGCTGCTGGAACTATTCCACAGACTAATCCAATCATTATTAATTCATTGGGTTATCCAACAAATGGCCCTATTTGGATTGCCGAAGGTACTCTAGTTAAATTTGTCCTTGCACCTCCTACTGATACCGACCCTCCCACTTCACCTATCAAGACAATTGACAATGTTCAAGGGGTCAATGATGCGAATGTTACTATTAGTCAATGGACGCCATCGGGTTCATCTCCTACATATGTAAATGCTAATACGTTTACTCTTATTGGGGATCAAACGAGTGCATTTGAGGTGGGTCGTAGACTTCAATTTACGACCTCTCTTGGGACAGTCTATGGGACGATCCTGACGTCTACCTACACGACGCTTACTACCGTGACAGTGCAGATGGATGGAAGCCAGATTCTTGATTCTGGACTTTCATCTGTTAATTTATCTGTACTCACTACGAGTAATCCATCCTATCCAAATTTCCTAGATAATATCCTTAGGATTGTTAATAATTTGGACAGGACGAAGAAGATTGCATTTGATGCCAGTGGAATCACAACTGGACAAACTAGAACACTTACTGTTCAAGATAAAAATGGGACAATTGCTCTCGTTTCAGATGTTCAACAGGTTCAAGGAACATTCAAAAATCTCAGAGCATCTTCCACTGGAACAAATGCATCTATCAGTGTTTCTGTAGATGAAATTGCATTAGAAAATTCATCAAACCAATATCAAACGGTTCGATCTGTATCTTTAACGATCAATAGTGCAACAACTGGTGCAAATGGATTGGATACAGGGACGCTCGCTGCATCCACGCTTTATAACATGTTCGTTATATGGAATGGAACGACGGTTGCAGGACTTATTTCTTTATCTGCAACGGCACCCACCCTTCCAAGTGGTTATACCTATTTTGCTCGCGTAGGTGCCATATTTACTGATGGAACTGCAAATAAGTATCCTTTAAGCTTTAGGCAATTTGGACGACAATCTCATTTAGTTATTGCAGCTGCTACAAATGTATTGGGTGCTCGATTGATGGCAAGCGGAGTTTCTGGAAATGTTGTAACTCCAACATGGGTGGCTGTTAGTACGGTTAGTTATATTCCTCCGACTGCATCATCAATTCTTGTTGGCATGTTTGCAAATGCAGTCAGTGCGGTTGCTATCCTTGCACCAAATAATTCATATGGGCCAACCGGTAATACAACTGCGCCTCCATTTACACAAATCAATGTAAGTAGTGGGGGTGGTGCTCCTATTAATTTTGGATGGATGCCGATTGAGTCCACGAATATTTATTGGGCGGCAAACAATGCAGCATCTTATTTATTCTGTCTTGGATGGGAGGATAACCTGTGAGTTATGCAATAAGAAATGATGGTTTAGGATGGCGTTCAGTGAGTGGGCCACAAGATGTTATGGCAGACGAAACCTATAGTGAGATAGAACCTGTTCTAGTTCCTACTAAATCTCAACGTCTGGCCGAACGAAACGCACAATATGCTTCCGATATGTCTGCACTTCAATCTCAATGGCTCGCTGCTGCCGTTGAAGATGGAGATGCCGAAGTAGATCGAAAGACAGACGTTGAAGCTGATATCGCTGATACTAAATCTCAATATCTGGCCGATTTGGCCGCAATTAGGAATTCTTGATCATGGAACAAATTGCAGAACAGAATGTTGTTAATTCATCTACTCCAATTATTCAACCTCAGGCAGTGACAAAACGCTGTCCTGTAGACGCTACACGTCTTGTTCAACAAACTGATCCTGATTTCGGCTTGTGTTGGGTATGCCCTACGTGTGGATATATAGAACCGATCTTGTAAATTAAAAACATACAAATCTCTGATTAATACTATACCAATAAAAAATGAATAGCATAGACCCTGCCGATATCATTTCCCATCCGATTGCTCCCGGAATCATTGGGTCTTTGGTCGCATTAAAATTCGTTCCCGGAAACAATTGGTTGGAGAGAGCCTGTAATCTGGTAACAAGCTTTTCCATCGTTATCTATGGGTCTCCTGCGGTTAATTCATATTTCGATATCACAGCAGAAAGTATGAAGTCCTGTATGTGCTTTGCGATTGGACTGTTTGGTTTGAGTCTCGCAAAAGCTATTTTTACAGGTATTAGTGAGACCAAATTGGGGGCAATATTTTCCAGCATCATTACAAGCTGGTTCAGCCGTAAAGGTTAATCATGGTAGATATGATTTTCTGTCTAATCCTGATTCTTGCAATTACTATCCTTATCATGTCTGAATCATTCAAAGATGGGATTATTGTAAAGACAGGTCTCATCTTGATTGCATTGGGATATATTGGAATTGTCTCTCAGATATATCAAGGAAATATGAATCTGTTGAAATCCGTTCACTGTATTGGATTTGGGATTCTTGTATGTATTTTTGGTGTGTTCATCAGAGGTTATATTCGCACTGATAAACAACGTCGTGTCTCTGATTACCTAGATAAGAGGGTTGTTAAATGAAACTTGTATTGAATCGCGATGTAATCGGAGAAACCTTTACCCTAGGTTCTCTTACTGTCGATGATCAAAGGATTGGGTTTACTTGTGAAGACAAAGACCGTCATCTAGAAGATGGTGGTGAAAAGGTCTATGGAGAAACCGCCATTCCTCGCGGAAGATACAAAGTCATCATCTCTTTCTCTCAACGTTTTAAAAAGCCCATGCCTGAAATATTGAATGTACCCGGCTTCGAAGGGATTCGTATTCATGGTGGAAATACTGATGCAGATACTCTCGGGTGTATTCTTCTCGGCGCACAAAGAACAAGTAACGGAGTTGCTAATTGTGCTGCTGTTAATAACTCACTAATTTCCATGCTTGAGAAAGCAGAAGATATTGGTGATGAAGTTTGGCTAACGGTGGAATAATCATGGATTGGACACAAACTCTTCCTGCTATTGGATCATTTCTAGGTGGGCCTGCAGGTGGTCTTGTAGGATCTGGAATTGAATGGCTAGCTTCTAAATTTGGAGCCTCTGATAAGACTGTAGAAGGTATTAAACAAACTCTCTCTGGAATGACATCCGATCAACTGTTACAGGCAAAGCAGATCGATATTGATTTCCAGAAATTCTGTCTAGATAACGGAATCAAACTTCAACTTGCCCAAATCGCTGTGAATCAGGAAGAAGCAAAGTCTGAAAGTTTATTTATTGCTGGTGGCCGTCCAGCTTGTATTTGGATTGGTGCGTTCGCATTGGCTTATGCTTCTATCATCGAACCCATGGCACGATTCTTTGCTGTGGTGCTCTTTAAATACGCTGGAACATTCCCCACAATCGATACGGATATCACCATGCAAGTCCTGTTTGGACTACTTGGCTTGGGGGCTATGCGTTCGTTCGATAAAGCCAAGAAGTGATTATTTCTTCTTGCTTCCAGACGACTTAGATTGACGTTGAACAGAATAAGCGATTGCTACGGCTTGATCAGGTTTTTTGCCTGACTTAATCTCAGTCGCTACATTCTTTTGGAATGCTTGCTTAGATTCTGATTTCTTCAACATAACTATCTCCTTTAATGGTATTGCCGACTGGAGTCGAACCAGTAACCAAGAAATTATGAGTTTCACGCTCTACCATTGAGCTACAGCAATAGGTTGTGGATAGCCGGTGCTGATCTCCGGCTTTAACATAGTCCCGGCAGCAGTGCGAACCGGTTGCCCTTTCAGCGCATCAGCCTGCGCATTCATCCACACGGCTGGCGACTGTAGCAGCTTACTACAATTCGCTTTGTAGGCTATCTATGTACTTGCAATCGCCATGCGTGTGGATGCTAGTTTCTTTCCCACTAGCAAAGTCAGCGGACAAATAGTCTGCAATGGATGGATCAAAGTATAGACAATTCTGTTTGTTCAGAGCTACCTTTTTCACCATCAATAATGTCAAAACGTTTTGCTTCTTGATAAACAATACTCGCTGGAAATACGAAACCGGGGTCTTGAAGATCAATTGCACGCCTACTGAATTCTTCCCTTGCTAATGCATAGCCTATATTATAGGCAATGGAGAAATTATCGAATACACCTTTTACATCAGAAGATGGATGATTCTTTCCATTAGGATCAAGATCATCACTATATCGAGTTACAACGAAACGAGTAACAGGACGAATCTTATATTCAATCATTTTTTACCTTTCTGCATCCGCAGATGCATAGATATCCAAAATTGGACGAATTAAGTATAGATCAAACTAACGCTTATTTCAAAGCTCTTATTTCTGCTCCTTCTGCTTGTCGATGGCGGCGGAAACAATATTGCTTGCTAGGATAAGACCGTTTCTTTCCGCAGACTGATCCAGTCCATTCCCTGTGAGATGACCCTGCTTGATATGTGCATTAATCAAGTACAAACACTTTTGCATCGAATCTCGCTCGGCCTGTTCGCGGAGGGCGGCGAGTTCAGCATCCCTCTGCGCCACTTCAGTGCGTAGGGCGGTGAGTTCGATTTGCAATTCATATTCTTCACGCGCTGTAGGTAGGTTTGCAATCAGCAGTCGCTTATTGGTTGCCCGAAGTTTTTCCGATTCCTGCGCATTTGCTTCAGCAAAAGCTTTCATGGCGCTGAATTGATTCTTGACCAATGACAATTCCTCCCGCACCTTGGCGAGTTCGGCTTGCAGCTCGGCGGTGACTTGAGTGGCGTCACGAAATTGATCTGCCCCCTGATTGGCGGGTGGGTGGGCATAGAGCAACGTTCCGTCTTCTGGCAACATCGTTATGTGCCAGCTTATGCAAGTGCCGCCCAGGCTTCTATCTATGTGTGCCACTGCCTCCCCATCCCGCTTGCTGGCAAGCTGGGCTTCGATGGCGCGGATTGCATTGATAAGGTCGGCTGCGTTCCCTTCAAGCTTCCCCGTCATCAACTCGCCAGAAATACCATGCTGACTCAAAATGTCAGAAATCTCAGTCATTGATAACATTTGGCACCTTTTTTGCTGGCAAGAATGCAACGAGCGAACTCAATACGCTTTTGGATGAAGGCTGACGGGTCGGTAATAGACATCACCGTAAAATCGCAATCTTTGGCGATCTGATTAATCTCCGCATCCGGCATTCCTTCGGCTGCTGGCTGCTTTGATTTGCTACGAAGCTCGTCAATAACTCGCTGTAAAGTGCGGCGACAAACAACATCAAAGTCGATCCCTGCATCAACGTCTGCGGCAATACCTTCCAATTCGTGAGCTAGACTCAATGCACAGGCTGGCTGCTCGGCTGGCGGGGTGCGGCGGTTCCAGTCTGTGATTGCGGTAGCTCGTTTATCGTCGTAACGGCAATGCCAGCTACGTGATCGCAGCTCGCATAGATCACAATAAAAGCACGAATATCCGTGATCATCTGTATCCTCTAATACCTTCCCGCCGCAGCAAGGGCATGGCAACAGTTCTTCCTGCGTGGTGTTGGTCATTTCTTGTTTCTCCGTTTCTTGGCTGCGCGTTTGGCAGCGGCAGTGCCGGTAATGCGCTTTGTCACGCCACGCTCTTTTCTAAGTACAGCGTGGCCGGCGGTATCTATGGCGTAGCCGCGTATGACTTGTGGCTCTATCGCAAAAGTGGATGACGATAAGCCGGCCACTGCAAGCGCAATTAGCTTCTTCTGCATCACTTAACTCTCCCCGCCCGTTGGGGCTTTGGCTTTTGCAAAAAGCGCCTCCCTCGACACAATTCTAAGCAGGCATTCCGCTTGAAGCTTGTCGCTGCGCGTAGGTAGATTCGCGTTCAGGTATCCGATGGCAAAACAATCGAAGCCTGCCTCGATTTCTTCTAAGGTGGCGGTAGGCAACGCATCAAAAAAATCTTTACCCATCTGCTTCAATCCAGACAGATCAGTGTAGATGCTCATCCCTCACTCCTTCGCCTCGGCGTCCGGGTTGGTGGTCAGGGTTCCGCACTCGGCTGAGTAGAGTAGAAATTTCTCGACCTTCGCCTTCTTGGCTTCGACCATTTCCCAAAAGTCTTCGATGATGACGCCATCCGCATGCTCTTCCGAAAGCATCATCATCGCGGCGTACAGATCGGCGAATTCCTGCCATATGCGTTGGTAGTTGGTCAGCGCTTGTCCCGGCTGAATCTCATCCATGCCGAAACGTGCTGCTTTGCTGGCGCGCTGTGCAACCTCGCAACCTTCCTCACCAGCAATCCACAAAAGGTGATCTAGTCGCTTCACGGCTTCACCTCCTGCCCTACGGTGCCCGGTACAGGGGCGACTTCGCCACGGCTAGCGTGCGAACGCAGATCGGCATCAATGAACGCATCTAATCCTTGGAAGCGCAGTACCGTTCCTTCCAGTAGATTCACTGATCCACATGGAGCAGCCCCAAGAACTTGCAGGCGACGATAACGTCGATCATTTCGTGCAACGTCATCCGGCACCTGCCCAGCGGCAAGCTGCTCTGCCTTCACTACAGGTTCGCCATGCACAGCTAGATCGTCATCGACCTCCGTGTCGCCAAGGTAATGGCCGCCTTCATCGGGGTAGTCAGTGCAGTAGGCCAGCAAACCCTTCTTGTACTCGGCAACCGTCACCTCGGCGTCATACCCGCCGAAGAACCCGACAAGGCTATGTGCTTGCCGCAGCGTGATCTGTATGCTTTCATCCTTTGCCGGCACTCCCCCTGCCTTCACTACAGGCGCAGAGAGGAGGGCGCGGATAGCTTCGATAACATCGTTAGCAGTGACTTGCGGCAAATGTGGGCTGTCACCTTCGATCATCGATTCACCCAATGCAGCACACTCCTCAATCGTCTCCGCTCTTACTTGCTCTGCATGGGTAGTGGCGGATTGAAGGGTGACTAACTCCACGATAGGATTCAAGCTATCGTGAGATTCCATGTGGCGTTTCCTATCCATCGAAACCCATGTCGATAGCTGTCCGCGTTGATCTTCGGATTCAACAATCCAAGCCACAACCTGTAGCCCCTTCGGCTGCTCTTGGATTACATAAATCTTCATCTCTTGGGCCACAGTTTGCCCATGTCCTTTTTCACAGAGTTCGATCCAGCGATTTAATTGTTCTTTGTTCATTCACTCACTCCTTGTAGGTGGGGCGATAAAAGGCTTTGTTTATTTGGCTTCTTGTTTAAACGCAGCTATCTCGGCTGTACCCTTAGCAAAAAGAGTAATCTTCACTGCCTTGCAATTTCCATAAGTGAAATGGCCCTCTGATGAATAAATCACATCAGCCTCTAGACTATCTCCTCCTTTAGCAACTGCACTTAATAGCTTTTGCTCCCATTCGTCGGATGGGGTAATCACTAGCAGGCATAAACCATTTTTGAATTCAAGTTTCGTATCCATACATCCTCCAAATCTGAGAGAGCCTTGTTCAAACCTTGGCCTAATTAACCAAAAGATTTACAAACCACATACCCAATAAGAATACCCAAACAAACAGAAAACATTACTGAAACCATTACAAGACTAAATACTTGAGCTTCAGGAAAAGTGACTTCAAGTGGAAACTGACTATGATTCTTCACTGCTAACCGAGCAGGACAAGTATCACTTTGCTGGCATTCTTGATTGCAGGGTGGACATGTTTTGTTCATGATTGATGATCCTCTAGAGCCTTGAGGGCTTGATACATCAGATGTGCAGAATGTCCATTTTCTTTGAAAAACCCAACTGCTTCCCACAATGCACAGAGCTTGAGAGCTAGTTCTGGGTTAAGGGTGCGAACATAACGCTCAGCAGCACCATGCGTAGCACCTACACCGTAGAACTGGACGCCAATTGCTTTGCCGTCATAGTTGCAATAATCGGCTTCTAAATCGACATATCCTTCACCATCACAGCACGGGCAATCAATAACTGCTTCACCGCTATACTTCTCTATCTGTTCTGCGGTGTCCAAGTTTTGCGGCGTAGCCTGTTCTGCAATCTGCTTGAGTTCTTCAGGTTTCATCAAAATTCCTTCATTTGTCCTATGGTTTATATCTAGGCCTTCTCAGCTTTACGCTTAATAGCCCGGTAAATAGTGGAACGTGCGATTCCTAGTTTCTTCGCAACCAGAGCAATCTTTTGCCCACCATCCACTAGTTTCATGGCCTTATCTACGATAGAGGATTGACGATTTGTCATGCTTGGCTCCTTGCGGTGAGGTAGGCTTCATTTGCCTCTTGAGCAGTCGAAAATGTTCCGAGATATCGTCCACGGAACTGCGCTTGCCACTTGCCGATAGACGAAATGAATGTTGTCCCTAATAGGGCTGGATCGCGACCTTTGTTGCAGTTATTTTCCTGACAAGTGGCCTTCCGCAGGTTTTCCCATCGGTTGTCGTCTCGATTGCGATTGACGTGATCGAGTTGATCTTCCGGGTATTCCCCAGTCATCAATGCCCAAGCCAATCGATGTGCTGCATAGTGCTTGTTATTTATGCCAACGCGGCGGTAGCCATCCTTACAGAGTTTGCCAGCGGGCACATCCATCCGGCGGCGACCCCCTCCAATGATCCAATAAAGATGCCCTGTTTGCGGCTCGTAACTCAGCATCATGCGTAACTCAGCAATGCTGAGTTCTTCTTCGATGTTCGTCATACACTGCCTTTCGCGGCGTCGAGGACGGCGGCGATGACGGCTAGCTTGATGCAGCACGGGCAAGTAACAGCTCGTTCGTCATGCGAATACTGACCCATGTCACGCGGACGGGCACCGCATGTATGAGTATGGTAATTGGGGAAATGCGTCACCTTTCCCGAGTTCAGGGCGTGGGCACGTTGAGTAGCAGCCGCCTTACCCTGAATGGAATAGGGGAAGTATTCAGGGCTGCGAATGCCTTGCACGTCCCACACGAAATATCCGTCGTGCGGATCGGTTTCGACGTCGCACACCGACACTTGGTAGCGTGCATCCTTGGGGATTGAATCCGCAAACCCCAGCGTATGTTGTGTATTTCTCATGTTTGTTCCTCCGTTTGTGTTATCGACAATTCATAGTAGCAATAAGCAACACATAACGCAACAGTTATTTACATGAAACTTTTTAATACGCGGCATTTAGTCTATTTCTATGCCTCGTTCAGCACAGAAAGCATGGATAAGCTCTACCAGATCGGAGAACTCTTTTTTGGTCATTTTGCTGGTCGATAATCCTAGGACAACAGATCCACCGTCTATTCCGGGAACGGCCTTTTGCTTCTTTAAAGAAGCGCTGAAAATATGTTTCCATGATTCAGCATCGAGCTTCTCTCCATACCACTCTACTTTTTCACTGACGCAGCTTAGAAGCTTCCATAGAAGGGCGTTTTGCTCCAGTGTCCGAGTAGCCTCACCAACCTTCACCGCAAAACCATCAGGAGCCGTTCTAACCGCCTCCAAAGCCCTGTTACGGGCCTCGGAGTGAATTAGAATATAGGTCTTCGTAGACATTAGAATGGCACTTCGATGTCATCGTGATCGTCTTTATTTGACTTATGGTTTGAATCTCTATTGTCTCGGCTCTTAGGCTGTTTTTCCTTAGCTAGCACTAGAACCTCGTCATTGAACCGATCTGACCCTTGACAGTGATTCCACCACTTTCCAGTCTTTTCATTCTTTTGGGCTGGATAGGAAACAAACTCACCTTTACCAGTCGTAACGATACGACAACCACGGATGGTCATGAAAGGAGTCGATCCTTCTTTAGAAGCCATGTGGAGGTTAAAAGATGGATATTTCCCATCAAACCACTCAACAGATAGATGAACCATGATTAATCCTTCGTTTTAAGAGATTCGCCGTACTTCCTGATAGCGGTACGGACATTGCTGGGCATCTTCCCCCATTCATCGGCTTGACGTTCTTGATCTGGCGTCCCGTCTTCATGAATCAACAGCGTCTTTTTCTGCGTCCATTTCGCATATTCATGGGCCGCTTCTTCGTCTGTCAAAGTTGGAAGTCGTACAGCTTTTTCCTTCTCTTCCTTGATAGGTTCGCTAGAATCGATAGGATCATGCTCGACAATTTCCAGAGCAGCTACCCATAGATATCGCCTGAGATAAGTTTGAACTGCTCCCAAGTTCTGAACGTCATGACAGCCCTTTAGAGCGGCTGAAGACATAGGAGATGTAATCAGACATTTCGTGTTGTCTCCAATGTCTGTAATGGTCATTGTCGCCAGTTCATGAGTGAAGGAAATCACTCCCGAGAGACCAAACTCATTGAATATCTGCAACGCAGGGACGAGAAAATCACCTAGCTCAAAGTAGTAATACCCTGCGAACTTATTGTGCCCGGTCTTCTTTATTTCTGTTGAGTGAAACTTGATTCTGGCTTGGTTTAACTTCGCTAATACTGTCATCTTCATTCTCCGTTTTATCGATTAAGTTTTCAAACTGCTCTCGTCCAACTTGATTCCACCACATCAACTCACTGTCATCCATACCCCATTCCTTTGCTGTTACTTTTAATATACGTTCAATCAACTTCTTTCCTTATTTTATTTCTTGTTGTCCCTGATTGGCGGGTGGGTGGGCGTCCATCGCTGTGCAGCGTCTGACTGATGAGCAGTAGTTTGGCGTGTCGCAACAATTCTGATGCACTGCCTCCCCCTCCCTAGCGGGTGGGTGGGCGTAGAGCTTCGTGCCGTAATCTAAAAAGCGCCAGCGTCCATCGATCTCGCGCACGGTCTGCTGACCCATTACTGGGCATTCGACTATCTCGGCTACTGCCTCCCTATCCATCGCAGCTTGCTCGCGTAGAGAATTGATTTCTGCTTGACACTGCATACCGATTGCGTACGCCTTCTCCCATTCCTGCTTTTGGGCGGTCAGCATGAGCTTGAGTTCGTAAATCTCCGCATCCTTCGCATTCCGCTCGGCTGCTGGCTGCTCGGATGGCGTGGGCTCTCGATGGATTACAAGATGATTCCAAGCTGCATAAAAAGCATCGTACATGTCTTGAGTGTGCGTGTAATAGTATTGGTCTGGCTGAAAGTCGCAGCGCTTCAGATTTGCGTGCGGGAAACATTTCTCAAACATCGCTTGGCACGGCAACAGTTCTTCCTGCGTTGTGTTGGTGGTGGTCATTTCAGTATTCCAAATCGACAATAAATTCGTGAGAACAATTCGGGCAAACGACCTCTACCCCTTTCTTTTGTTCGCACGCCTCAAGTTTTCTGCCGCCCCAAAAATCGTCAGCGTCAAGAAGATCGACAAACTCGCCGCAACTCGGGCAATCGCAATTAAGCGACAAATTCCATTGGGCAGATATAGTTCTCACTTCCCGCTCTCCCCACCCGTGGGGGCTTTGGTTATCTGTACCTTGATTGCGCGGCCGCCCTTTCGATAAATCTTGCGCCAAGGTTCACCCATCATTGCTTCGGCCTCTTTGATTACCGCTTTGCGAGTCCAGCCAACAATCGCGCAAATGTATGGCTGACCAGTTGCCCAACTGAATGCCCATCCGGGGGCTTCGATCTTGTCCATGTTCACCCCTTCCTATCAGCGGTAGAAGCCGAGTTTAAACAAGAAGCCAGATAGCCTTGATTTGATCTTCATCCACTTACTCATAGGCATCCTAGACTTCCATCCTTTAGAAGAGATAAAACACTTCATCGTATGGATTTGGGCTTGGTGAGAATAGAGTTGCATGATTATTTCATTCCTTGGTAAGCCTTGTGTGCTCGCTCAAGTTCCTCGGCTTGAAAGCCCGGTGTAAATTTACCAGTATCAACAAAATACCAATGCCCTACATAGTTTCTATGGATATCTCGGCGTTCAGTTCTTTTCCACCATAAAAATCCTGTTTCTACTGAAACGCTTGCGTAATACCCTAGATTTAATGGAGAACTACCGACGGTCTTTTCCATGAAGAATTTACTCAATTTCATTAGATTCTTCCTCCAAGCTTGGCCTGAAATTTCACATCAAACAACACTCGTGATTGACTGTCAGCATCGAATTCACTATTCCGATGTCGTTCAGTGAACTCATAATCAGGATGAAGTACCCAATTCGATCGTAGATACTCTTTTGCGGAATTCAGTTTACGTAGCATGGGATTAAATCTGATTTGCGACCAAGTTTTATCGTATTTCATTTCCTATTACCCCTCAAAGTCACCATTCTTAACCTTAGCCTGATAAGCAGGCCATAGGACTTGATCTGCATAGCGTTCTGCTAGTTCTTGCAGGACTTCCTTAAGATGCTTGCTGTTAAGTTCTTTCCGCGCATCGCAGAAGTGGCATTGAGCCATCATCCAAAGCGCAAGAAAATCATAAACATCCCCTGAGCCGGTTTGCTCTCCATCCCACACAAGAGCGTCATACATCCGTTTCGGTGTGCACCGAATCTCAATAGCTTCAGCAGCTACCCATTCTTCCCTACCATTTTCTTTACCATCAGGAGGGTAGAGTTTGTTGTTAGGTACGATTGGTTCAAACATGGTTAATCCTTTTAACGCTCAAATTCTTCATCTGAAACTTGTTCAAGAACCCATTGCAAGGCGATCAATAGGCCGTCTTCATATGTCATTCCTGGATAGTTCGATCCTTCATGAATATTGATATCATCAAGTGCTTCTTGAACTTCATCTTCTGATTTCATTTATCTTTCATCTCCATTGGAGTTATTCGCCTTTCGCCGCGGCGATGATTGCATGGGTTTCAACAATCGCTGGGCATTCTTTCGGGTCACAGCCCATGTCGCGCCAGAACTGCTCAACGAACAGAACATTTTCTTCCAGCGCTGCCAGCAATTGAGGCGCAGCATCACGAATACGATCCAGCTTCTGCGCTTCCAATTGCTCAGGCGTAAAAACGATCTGCTCGTGATCAGGAGCGAATTGGTTCGGGTTAAAAGTGCCAATGTGGTTTTGTGCGCTCATTTCTATCTCCGTTGTTTGTTTGCTTCCGTACTACCTTAAGGTGATTCCTTAGACCTAGCGTGTGGATTTGTTTTTAAATCCACCAAGGAATAATAGTGAATATCGCCATGGCCATGAGTGCAATAGTCACCACGACTTTTCCAGTGAGACTCATGTCAAAAAAAGTTTCATAATCGCGTGAATTCATTTCTATCTCCGTTGTGTTGTTTGCTGCGATGACTGAATTAAACGTGTATTAGGCTGCTTCAGCGATTCGGTTATCGGATTTGCATTTGAATTCTGTTTTGCCATTTGACAGGTCAATAACCTCAACCCAATCATTTGACTTTTCTTCCCACATCTCACAATTGTTTGCAAACATCATCCAGCCGGCTTCCGTTCCAGAGTGCCTACCAAAACATAAAAGCATTTTGTTTCTCCTGATGTGTTGTGATCCGATGACTGAACTATAGCAGGATTTTGCAGGCACAACACAAATTCATCATGAAATATTTTGCTGTGCCGTATTGATAAGTTCAATGCACAATCATGCAGGATATGCTAACATGGATTCATGGCTAAGACACTAGAACAACAGGCTGACGACCTTAAACCGTTGGTGGCAGATTCCAACATCGCGGCGCTTGCGAGGGAATCTGGCTTATCTGAACGCTGGCTGCGGTACTTTGTCAGGAACAAGATACCCAATCCGGGTGTTCTGACATTAGATGCTGTGGCTAGTGCATTAAAACTAGCAGCAAAGAAAAAGTAGTGCTATGATGAATTCGCGCTGTGAGAAGCGTAATTGGAGGTCAGAAGTCGGTTCTTTTGGGCTGGTCTATCTGACCGTATTTGCCTGCAATGGGCGCGACCTCCCGGTAATCTCTCACCGGATAGGCCAGCGCCAAAAGGACTGACATGCAGTACCGCATAAAGAACTGGACTGAGTTCCAGCACTACAAAGATCGACTTCCCCCTTGGATCAAGCTCCATAACTCACTGCTTACGTCTGAAGCTTGGGTTATGACAGATGACGCCTCTAGAGCGTTATTGATTGCTTGCATGTTGCTAGCATCTCGCAACAATGCTAATGACGGGACGTTTAACGGTGAGCCAGAATACGTTAAGCGGTTTGCCTACCTGAATAAGACTCCAGACTTCAAGCCTCTGATTCAATACGGATTTATAGAGTTGGTGCATGACGCTAGCAACGTGCTAGCAAAATGCAACACAGAGGAGAGTAGAGGAGAGAAAGAGGAGAGCAAAGCAGAGGAGAATAACGCCGAGCAAGTCGGCTTGATATTCAATTTTTGGAAACAGACTTTGAACCACCCTAAAGCGGTCTTGGATGCAAAGCGTAAGAAGTTGATAGAGGCAAGGCTGAAAGATGGCTATCCGGCTAAGACCTTATGCAATGCAATCTCTGGATGCTCACTTTCTCCCTATCACATGGGATTTAACGACTCAGGGACTAAGTACGATGGCCTTGATTTGATATTCAGGGACGCAGGGAAGGTTGATCAGTTCATCGGATATTTTGACAAGCCGCCAAAGCCTGTAGGAAACCAAGCACGGATTGAGTCAATTAACGAATCGTCAGCAGACCAATTCCTTAACGGTGAAAACCCGTTCTCTGGTCACACGGTGGAGCATTAAATGATTGAGTCAGACAAAAAACAGTTCCTGAGCGTGATTAATGCCGTCATGTCGGTTTATGGGAAAGAAGTTAGCCCGACAGGTCTTCAGGTTTGGTGGGCTGCTCTTGAAGAATATCCATTCAATGAAGTTACTCGCGCTTTCACTTCGTATGTAAAGTCTGCTGATTCTGGGACGTTTCCACCAAAACCTGCTGACATTATTCGGATGATTGATGGGACTGTCCAAGAAAAATCGGTCATGGCATGGAGCAAAGTCATGGAAGGGATTCGTCATGCTGGGGCTTATAGATCAGTCTGTTTTGATGATCCTATTATCAATCTGGTGCTTCAAGACATGGGGGGTTGGCCGAAGATATGTGGAAGCACGGTTGATGAATCTCAGTTCTTATTTGCCGAGTTTAATAAAAAGTACATGGCCTATTCGGCCCGTGGCAAGGATATTAAGTACCCGGCAATCCTGATGGGTATATCCGAGGAACAAAACCGCATAGCGGGCTTTAAACCAACTCCTCCGATATTGATAGGTAATCCACAGAAGGCGCAGCTAGTCCTAGATAGCGGTTCTGACAAATCTCATGTGCAGATCACGAGCGGAAAGGTTGCAGACTTCCTGCTGAAGAATATTGATTTTAATATCAAAAAGGAAGCGAAATGATTGCTTGTATGGGAGGTGGATGCTCCAGTAGAGAAACCTGCTCTGACTACCAATCAGGATATGGATCAGGTATCCAAGAAGAGAAATACATCAGTATTGTTGAAAGGCTCTGTGGTAAGGAAGAAGAGCCTGCTTCAATTCAAAGAGTGGCTTGTAAGGAAAATGAGACTAAGGAGAAGAGTGATGGCAAAGACCGCAAAATCTGATTCTATTGGCCTCCAGAAAGATAAATTAATTCTGGAGATTGATCGCATCAGGGTAAGGATTAAGCAACTTGCAAATACAGTTCCTGCGTATGTCATGAATGGAGATGCGGTCATTGCTGCGCGTTGGATCGAACATGCTCAAGTTTCTTATTTCCGTCCTTACGCAAAGATCGCAAACAAGAAAAAATCTGTGGCTGAATTAGAGGAAATGTTAGAAGAAGAGCGTGAGCTAATCCGTTCACTGGAAAATCCACCGACGATTAACCATAGTGAATCCGTGACTATAAATGATCTATTTTCGTAAACATATGAGTCAAAATAAATGAACTGGACTAAAACCAGCACTCATACCCTAAGATCAGGCGATTGGTTAATCGTAAAGTTCGACTGGGGTAGATATGTTCTCTGGAACAAAGAAGACTTAATCGGTAAGTTCAAATCAGCAGAAGAAGCAAAAGAGGCTATACATGGACGATAAAGACCTAATGATTGTAGAGCTTGAAGTTGAAGTGAACCGACTTCAGGATTTGCTTGACCGACGCCCCGCAATGAACGAAGGGTTGTTCGAGGCCTATTCCGTCTGGACAGCCGAAGTCTATGCCAGTGATATTTCCTTCATCACCGAAGGTGAAACGGCTCACTAATGCCTAAATGTGCTATTTGCAGATCGACCTACAAAAAACTGAGCATGACCCACAAGCTCTGCGGAAACGTCGAATGTGCGATTCAGTGGGCAGAACGAGAGCGAGAGAAGAAAGAACGCAAGGAAGCCCGTTTAGAGGCCCGGAGGCAGCTTGAAGAGAAGCGAGATCATAAGGATAAGCTAGAGAAGCTTAAAACCCGTAGTGAATGGATTCAAGAAGCCGAAATGTGGCGTAGACGGCGTAGACGGCTTGAAGAATTGGCGAAGGGTGAGGGATGTATTAGTTGCAAGCGTACTCAGGAAGAAGTCATGGGTATAGAAGGATGGAAGCCGGGTGGATGTTGGGATGCAGGACACTTCCTAAGTAAGGGAGCACGACCAAATCTCAGACTAACCTTGAATAACATTTGGCTCCAATGTAAGTCATGTAACGCAGGCTCCGCGAAATATGCAAGGAAACAAGGAACGGTCAGTGCGGCATACAGGATTAACCTGATCGAGAAGATAGGAGTAGAGGCAGTAGAAACACTGGAAAACGATCATGAGCCTAGGCATTGGACGATAGACGATCTAAAGGTCATGATTGCTGAAGACAAACTTGCAGTTAAAAACCTTAAATCCCGAGAAAACCTATGAACGGAGAAACCACAAAATGAGAGAATATGAGACATTCAACTTCACAATCAACGCATTAGAAGGGAAAAAGATATTGAACACCCAAGTAGACTATACAAACAAACTCAACAAGGAAGTGAACCTATTGTTGAAAGCCATCCATGAGTACCAGTTCAAACACCGTGAGAACGCAGATCAAACACTGATTAAGCAAGTATTAGACCATGTAACTAATGCTCGGCAACTTATTCAGGAGGATTAAGCATGTTTAATTTTGGTAATGAGAAGAAAGACCAAAACATTGATTGGGAAACTCGTGTAAAAGAGCTTCAAGCGAAATATCAAAAAGAATTGGATGCATTGACGGAAGAATTTCCCATCGGCAGTATATGGAATTGGCTCGGAATCGATATTGTTGTGAGTGAAATTGGGATAGATCGTTCTGAGCGTTATTGTCACGGATTTATCATTCCTCCATATTACAAAGAACCTGCTGTTTCCTTTATTTGGCGTCAACATGGAGAAGAGAAGAAGGAAGTCTTCTACCCTAATAAACTAGAAATCCTTCGTTGTTATCAAAAACAACTAGCCAAGCGAGTATTGGAACCAGAATGACACCCAACAGCATAGACAAATACCGAGCAGACACCCACAAACTAACTTCAATGTACAACTGGAAAACGAAAGTCTGTCAGTGTTGCAAGAAAACACGTAGCCCAGCACAATTCAAGAACTCAGAACGTTGTAATAGCTGTAGAGGGATAAAATAACCATCAACAATGATACAATCATATAAGATTAAATAAGTAACACCGACTAGACGGACTCTAGGTCGCCATTAAGGCAGTGATAGTAGAGGTAGATATGTGGTTGTATTACACCTATGAGCTAATCGACCCCAGAGACAACAAGGTCTTTTATGTTGGTAAGGGTAAAGGCAACCGTATGCTTGCTCATGAGAAGGAAGCCAAGAAAGGCGTTGTTTCTCCTAAGTGCAATAAGATTCGTGAAATCCTAAAAGCACGCAAAGAGGTACTAAAGCGCCAAGTAGCCTTCTTTAATGAAGAACAAGCCGCTTATGACCATGAGACAGATATGATTTCTGCTTATGGGCTTAAGAATCTAACCAATATCATGCCTGGCGGCCAGAAGGCTTGGGATACGCGAGTAGAAAGCCGATCCAAGCAATCAGAACGTAAGGAATATCAATCCAATCTTGATATGTGGCTGAAGATTGTTGCTTACTCAGTTCATATAGCAAGAGGATGGAGGCCTAATACAAATGGCCGTCCATGGACTGATGCGATAGTTAATGCACTAAAGCGTGCCGGATACGATGCCTTCTTGGATAAGGCATTGAAAGATTTCAAAAAAGATGATGTTGTTTCTGGTTTATTGAAGCGTGGCGTTAAGCTTACGTTTGTCTAAAGTAGAAATAGGTAGATAACATCATGGCATTAGGACAAAAGACAGGCGGCAGAGTAGCTGGAACGCCAAACAAGGTCACGGCTGAGTTCCGTCAGACCATTACAGCTCTTCTAGAGAAGAACGCTGCAAATGTCGATAAATGGCTCCAGATGGTGGCTGAAGGCGATGGTGCAGACGTAAAGCCTGATCCGGGTAAGGCACTTGATCTGATGGCTAAGTTAGCAGAGTTCGGCGCTCCTAAGCTTGCGCGTACTGAGCTTGTTGGCGATGCCGACAATCCTGTAACCATTGCTGAAGTGCGTCGTACCATTGTCAATACTTGATATCCCAACTGCAAAAGTATTTGAGCCTCTTCTCCATGACGCAAGATATAAAGGCGTACATGGTGGAAGAGCGTCAGGTAAGACCCACTTCTTTGGGGACTTGTGGCTTGATGAAAGTGTCCGACTTAAGCTTGACTTCGTATGTGTCCGAGAAACGCTTAAATCATTGGAGTTCTCAGTAAAGAAACTCCTAGAAGAGAAAATCCAGAAATACAACGCTGGACTCTATTTCGAAGTACAAGATCGGCGTATCCTTTCTGCAAAAGGAGGCGTTACTATCTTTGAAGGCATGCAGAACCATACAGCCGATTCCATCAAGTCTCTAGAAGGCTTCGATAGAGCATGGTTTACAGAAGCACAGCGAGCTAGTGATAAGAGTCTCACATTATTGAGGCCTACTATCCGTAAGCCAGGCTCTCAACTGTGGTTTGATTGGAACCCAGATGCTGAAGACGATCCTATCGATCTTCTATTACGAGGGGTGACAATTCCAACAGGTGCAATCGTAATTCAAGCGAATTACACTGATAATCCTTGGCTGCCACAAGAAATGCTCGATGAGATGGAATACGACAAGCGTCGTGATCCAGATAAATATGCTCATGTATGGCTAGGAGGCTATCGAACCAATAGTGAAGCTAGAGTCTTCAAGAATTGGAGTATCGAAGAATTCGAGCGTCCCGCTGGAACGATATTCAGGTTTGGAGCAGACTGGGGATTCGCCAGTGATCCATCAGTATTAGTAAGAAGTTCTATTGAAGGAAACAGGCTTTACATAGACCATGAGGCTTATATGGTTGGATGTGAGATTGTTAATCTTCCCGAGTTGTTTATGTCGATTCCTGAGGCTGAGAAATGGCCTATTACAGCTGATTCTGCAAGACCTGAAACGATTAGCCATATGCAGAAACATGGCTTCCCTAAGATATTTGCTGCTATTAAAGGTGCCGGTTCATTAGAAGATGGTGTGGAATGGTTGAAGTCATTTGATATCGTCGTGCATCCTAGGTGTGTTCATACGATTGATGAACTCACCATGTATTCCTATAAGACAGACCCATTGACTGGGAAAGTACTTCCAATTCTAGAAGACAAGAAGAATCACGTCATAGATGCACTTAGATATGCCTGTGAAGGAGCTAGACGAGCCAAGAAGCCGACTAATAAAGAAAAGGCTGAAGAACGTTTCTCATACCAAGGAGTTGGCGGATGGATGGCTTAAGCGAGATTGGCAGATATTGGATAAATGAGGGAACGACAGTTCAAGTCGTCATCAATCCTGAACTTCCATCACACCTAAGAGTAAGAGAGGTTGTTGCTTTATTCACAGAACCAGAGCAAAGAAACAAAGGATATGCCACCGAACTGATGAAAGAAGTTTGCGCAGAAGCAGATAAGTGTGCAATAGTGCTGATATTGAAACCTGAAAGGTACGGAAATACAGGCGGACATAAGAATCTGCAAGCTTTCTATCAGAAATTAGGATTTGTCAAAGTCCAGCAAAAGCCCGTCTTGATGGCAAGAGCCCCTGTATTCAATCCAGTACGCAAGATTATAGTGGAGTCGCTGAGTGGCTGAAGAAGATACCAAGACAGATAGTGTAGTCGATATTGCCAAGCAAAGATTCATGCGGGCAAAGGCTGCTTATTCCTTGTCTCGTCAACTTGCGATTGATGACACTCGCTTTGCGCTTGGTGATTCGGATAATGGTTGGCAATGGCCCGAAGGTATCCGTCAGTCTCGTCAGATAGAGCAAAAAGTATGCCTGACAGTCAACATGACGGCCCAGCATGTTAACCAGACTGTCAATAACATGCGTCAGAATCGGCCTCAATGCCGAGTTCTCCCCGTAGATAGTGGATCAGACAAGAAGACTGCCGAGATTTTCGGTGGACTTATTCGCAATATTCAGACTTCTAGTAACGCAGATGATGCCCATGATGTGGCGGCGGAGCATTCTTGCATTGGTGGGGAAGGTTACTGGCGAATCCTAACTGAATATGAGAATGAGCGTTCGTTTAACCAACGAATTGTCATTCAAATGCTGCCCAATCCTCAGCTTGTCTACGTTGACGACATGGCTAAGGAACTGGATAAGTCTGATGCTGAATGGGGAATGATCTTTGACGACATCTCCAAAGCCCAATGTAAGCGAGATTATCCAGAGGTAGACCCAACTTCATGGGTTGTCGATCCCGGTGGCTGGGTAAAGGAAGATACGGTACGGATCGCTGAGTACTATTACTGTACGTATATTCCAGACACGGCCATTCTTTTGGCGGATGGAACGAATTATCTCAAGAGCGAGCTTCAAAAAGGCCAATACGAACAGGCTAAAGAATCTGGCCTGATTGTTGATGAGCGTGAAACCACTCGTAAAACATGGAAGTGGTGCAAGCTTGTTGGTGGTCATGATGAACCGTTAGAAGTCCGTGATTGGCCCGGTAAGTTCCTCCCTATTGTTTCTGCTGTGGGTAAACAGTTGAATGTCGATGGGGAAGTTGTAACCAAGGGAATGGTTCGTGACCTGAAAGACCCGGCGCGAATGGTGAATTTCAGCTATTCCGAAGCCGTCCAGACCATTGCACTCCAGAACAAGATTCCCTACATTGCTGCGGCTGAAGCAATTGAAGGGTATGAGAATGTCTGGAAGATGGCTAATACCACGAATCTTGCCGTTCTCCCTTATAACGAGTGGGATGATGAAGGTCGCCACATTACGCCGCCTGCACGTCAGCAACCGAGTGTAATGCCTGCTGCGCAGGTTCAAATGCTTCAGCTTTCTACAGACCAAATGCGTGCTGCGTCAGGTCAACAGAATGCCAACTTTGGAATTAAGTCAGAAGCCTCTAGTGGTGTTGGGATTCAACGCCTTAAAGCCCAAGGCGAGATTGCTACTTTCCACTTCCCGGATAATCAAGTGCGTGCGCTTCGATATGAAGCACGTATTCTTATCGATTTGATCCCAAAGGTCTACGACACGAAACGCGTTGTGCGTATTCTCGGGATAGATGGTAAGGAAGAGAAGGTCGAAGTCAATCCTGACATGGAAAGTGCCTATCAGGAAGACTACACCGAGGAAGATGTTAAGAAGATTTTCAATCCTAACGTCGGTCAATACGATGTTGTTATCGATACTGGCCCAAGCTTCCAGACACAAAGGCAAGAATCGTTCCAGTTCATGACTGAGCTGGCAAAGACTGATCCGGGTTTCATGCAGAACTATGGCGATATTGTTTTCCGTGCATCGGATGTTCCTTATTCTGACCAATTGGCTAAACGTGCCGAGAAGTT